CAGATTTCATAGAGCCCGCCCAGGGGACGGTAATAGAAGTCAGTAAAATCATAAGAAATAATAAGGATTACCACGTCATAAGTCTTGATTTTGATTATAATAAAGACATTGATACTTCTGGCACCACAAGAAGCGAATTTAGTATTCATCCTAAAACTGTCTCGACATCAACGATAAGTTCAAATTCTACCTATATTGATGTTGATTCAACAGTAGGGTTTCCGGAAAAGGGCTCTCTTAAAATTGATCTAGAAGACGGTAATTCATTTACTGTTCAGTACAATAGTAAGGTCCTCAACCAGTTTTTAGAGTGTTCCGATATAACGTTTGAAATTCCAGAAAAAACCGAAATAAAACTAGACGATTCTATTTACGGGTTTGCTTCGGATGGTTCTAGAATTACCATGCGGGTTAATGGCATTTTAGGAGACATTGATTTTGTTGACCTGAATTTTAATTATAATGAATCAGAAGAGATAAAAATCAAGACCTTAGGAGAAGATGCCGAGGGGTTTAAATTCAACAATTGGTTTTTTAACGTCCCGGTCACTTATAAAGTAAAAACTATTGGTCTAATTAATTCGGGTAATTTTTCATATTCAATAGAAACAATAGACAAACATAGTTTTGTAATCGGCGACACTTGTACCCTATATGGGTCTAATGACGAAAAAATCCTAGGACAGGTATTTTTTATTGATAATAAAAACAATATAAAGATAAGTACTTTTCAATTATTGGACCTAACCCTTTCTTACGACATAAGAAAGAATGTCTCAAAGGTAAATATCTCTAATGAGAAATATCTACAACTTAACACCTTTAATTCAAATATCCAGAACATTTATACTGATTATAATAAAGATCTTTATGTTTCCTCGCCCTCTCTTCCAAGGTATTCTGATCCACTAGAAATAAAAGAATTCTCTAGTCTTGTTCCAGTAGGTAATTATACTGATCTGACGGATATAACCTTCCAAGTATCACACAAATTTTACACTGGCGATCTGGTTGTTTACAAGCCATCTAATAAAGATAATTCCATTACCCTGGAGGGAACCTATTATGTTTACGTTGTAAACTCAAAAACAATAAGACTTGCAAAGAGTCAGTTGGATTTGAGTGATTCAAAGTTTATTGTTTTTAATGGATCTATATCCCCTGGAAATGAAAGTATCATAGAACCAAAAAGTTTTTATGATAATAATCTCAATAGGCTAGAAATTAATCCGCAAAATATCGTCACAAAATTAGAACCACCCTCTTTATTAGAATCTCCAGAAGAAACTCTTCCTGGAACAATTGGTATTTTTATAAATGGCGTAGAGCTTTGTAATTATAAATCCACTGATCTAGTTTATTATGGTGGCCTAGAAAAAGTAGATATTTTATCGACCGGGGATGGTTATAATTTATTGGATCCACCAGAAATTATTGTTTCTGATGCGGTCGGATTTGGAGCAAGTCTTGTTCCTTTTCTTGAGGGTTCCCTTGAAAAAATTAATATTATAGATCCTGGATTTGGTTTTATTGGAACTCCTAAAATAGTAATTTCTGGTGGAGGGGGTAGTGGGGCCGAGGCTGTTGCAGAAATGGTTTCTTTTACATATTCTGCAGAATTTGATGCAGTATCATCAGTAAATGTCTCCGAGGACTCTATTTCATTTGATTTAGAACATAAATTTGCTAATGGCGAAAAAGTTGTTTATAAAACACAAAATCGTCCAACAGTTGTTGGACTTAATACCAATTCAGAATATTTTGTTGGGGTTGCCAGTTCAACTTCTGTAAAATTATATAATACTCTTAATGATTCACTTGCTGGGATCAATACGGTAAATCTGTCTGCGGTTGGTTCTGGTGATCATTCTTTGGTCGCAGTAAATGCAAAGAAAAAAATATCAAACATAAAAGTAGTTTCTCCTGGATCCGGGTATAAGAATAAAAAACTGGTCATTTCTGGTATAAACAGCGCATCCGATACCCTTGTAATAAAAGACCATAGTTATTCCTCAGGAGAAATAATCGAGTATTTACCAGAAGGACCGGTCATTTCTGGTCTGTCTTCTTCTCAAAATTATTATGTTACAGTGGTAGATAATGACAATATCAGACTTTCTGGGATTTCTACTGTCAACTCTTCTGATTTTAATTTTGTAAATAAAAATTACATTAATTTTACTTCGACTCTTTCTGGGGTCCACTATGTTAATTATCCTACAATTACCGTCAGCATAATTGGCCCGACCCAAATCCCGGCAGTCGTTCAACCAGTTTTTTCTGGTAAAATAACTTCTGTATTTGTTAGTAATCCGGGTGTTAATTATGGATCCGAGGGAATTTTAAATTATCACAAAAAACCTTCTCTTTTTATACAAGAAGGAAGTAATGCCCAGGTTACTCCGGTCATCCTTAATGGTTCTATTAATAGAGTAATTGTAAATTCTCCTGGTAGTAATTATAATCAAATACCAGATATTGAAATTTTCCCTAGAAACAATGGGGCAATATTGACTCCTATTATAACAGATGGTAAACTAACCGAGGTCATTGTCGTTAATGGTGGGGAATTTTTTGATGATGGGGCATTTATTAATATTGTACCAAAAGGTTCTGGTGTAAAATTTGATCCAATAGTTAAATCAAGAAGAATAGATCTTGTTAAAAAATTATTCGAGACTAACAATATTTCCTTCGATGATGGATATATTACAAGAAGTATTGATTCTTTGGGATATACTCATCTATACTCGCCAAGGTCAATTAGAAAATCAGTATCCAGAGAATTTGGATCTACTAGTATTCTAGATTTAAATCTGGATGTCAATAATAGAGAAATCAATAATACTGTTCATTCACCGATTATTGGTTGGGCCTATGATGGAAATCCAATTTATGGACCTTATGGTTATGCTAATTCAAATTCTGGTCCGGTTAAAAAACTCTCTTCTGGTTATAAATTAAAATCAAATTCAAGGCTAATAAGTGAGAATAGACCATCTCTGGCGATTTATCCAAAGGGATTTTTTGAGGATGATTACTTTTTTGATAATTCAGGAGACTTAGACGAGCATAATGGAAGGTTCTGTATAACCCCAGAATATCCAAATGGTGTTTATGCATATTTTTGTACATTATCCGAAACACCAGACCCTAATTTTAATAATTACTTTTCTCCGGTATACCCATACATCATAGGACCCACCTTTAGAAACAGGTTAATTGAAAAAATACAATCTTTTGATAATATTGGCGAAAAATTGTTAAGGAATACTACACCATACAATTTATTAAGTTCAAATAGCTCTTATGATTTTATTGTAAATCCTAATAAAATTAAAGAAGAAAATATAGAAATAATAAGCGTAGACAGCGACTTTATTGAAAATGTTCAGGTACTAGAACCTGGAATTGGTTATCGAGTTAACGAGCCAATTACCTTTAGTGACAATAGCCGTGCGAGAATATCCGAGGTTTCAGGAGTATCAATTGCTTCTATTGCGTCTTCTTATGTTAATTTCAATAATCTAGAAGTCGTTTCTTTTAATAATTCATATATCGGTATTCTTACTAGTCCTCATAATATTGATTCAACAAAGACGTTTAATTTTAATTCCAAATTTGAATTAAACAAAAAAATTGTAGCGAAACCTTATAGTAATAAGTTACAATTGAGAACAAGTGTAGACCCGACCGCTACTACTGGAATAGTTACCTTTTTTGATGTAAGTGGAAATTTAAATTTTCCACTAAAAGAAAATGATATTTTTACTATCAATGAAGAACAAGTAAAAGTATTAAATATTGATTTTAATTCTTCTAGAATAAAAGTAGAAAGAAATCAAAACGAAACCATAGGTATTAATACTCATAGAATTAATAGTGTTCTTGAAGAAGATTCAAGGAAATTTACTTTTAATATTGGACTCACCTCTTCATATAATTTAAGGTCCAATAAAGAATACTACTTCAACCCATCAGAATCAGTTGGGCTAGGAACCACTAGTAATTATACCCTAAACATATCAAATCCGGGCCTTGGGAAAAGTATTATAACCATTCCACCCGGTAGTATTTTTATTGAAAACCATAATTTAATTTCTGGTGATGTTGTATTTTATAATGCAAAGAACAATCAACCGATTGAAGTATCGTTGACCGGTATTGGTACTACAAGTTTACCTGAAAATAATGAATTATTCGTCACAAAAATAGACAATAATCTAATTGGTCTTTCTACGGTTGGTTCAGGGACATCAAATTTCTATTTTGAGTCTGTTGGAACCGGTCTGACTCATAGCCTTAAGGTAAATTATCCAAATAGACTAATTGGCGAAATATTCTACTCTAATGCAACAGTATCTACCGCAACAAGTAGTTTACTTGCGATTGGTGATGAGGTCTTTGTCAACGTTTCTTCAGGTGTTCAGACTAGTATCTCTTTCTATTATAACGACTTTAATCGAAGAATTTGTGGAGATAAAAAGAATATTTCTAGTCTAGATCTGATTAATAATACAATTTACTGTGAGAATCATAATTTTAAACTACCAGAAAAAATCATATATGTATCCACTTCCCCAATCGGTGGATTGTCAAGCAATGAGATATATTTCGCTATTCCTGTAACAAAAGACACTTTTAAAATATCGTCTTCATTATATGGTTCTTCATTACCAATACCACAGGAAATCAATCTAACTTCCTCTGGAACCGGTTATTTTTATTCTATAAATCCAAGAATAGAGGTTATTCCAGACCAGGACGTTGTGTTTAACGTTTCTGATGAAAGTCTTTCTTTTACTAGACAGGGAACAACTTATCCGGCCTTTGAATTAAAACTTTTCTATGATAAGTCTAGGTTAAACGAGTTTACAACTTTTGATCTGGTTCAAAGTGGTCTTGTTGGAATCACTTCTACTGCAAAATATACATTAAAAACCAAAAATCTCCCAGAAAGACTATATTATGCATTTTTACCAGTAAATATTGAATTAAATAATGATCTAAAGAAAGAAATTTATATTGATGATTCTCAGGTTCAAGGATATGAAATTATAAAGGTAAGTAGTCATTATTCTGGTAGACATGTAGTTTCGGGTGTCAGTACAAGTTCCTTCTCATATGAATTAGACTCTTTGCCTGAAACTGATTCATATGTTTCTGGCCAATCGGATTTAACGTATTCGACTAGTTCTAAAAACACAACTGGTCCTATTAAGTCGGTTAAGTTGATTGATGTCGTTAAAACCAAAACGCTACCAGAAGTGGAGACAATACGTTCTACAAGTGGTCAAGGAGCCATTTTGACCCCGATATCATCTAAAATTGGGGCCATTCAAAAAGTCAAGAAACTAGACATTGGTTTTGATTATAACGTTGACTATACAATAAGGCCCAAAATAAATGCACCTAAAATTGCAAAAGTAGAGGTATTTTATCAACTAGACTCTATTGATGTGATTTCTAAAGGGGTAAATTATACATTTAATCCAAACATAATATTAATTGATTCAAACACCAGAGAAAAATATGATGTAGATCTAATTTATCGCCCAGAAGAGAATCGGGTTATTATTCTTAAAAACACCACAAAAATTAAAGACAGAAATCTAGAAATTATTTCTACAAATAATGATAATGGATTTGAGATCGATACTCTGTCATATAATTCAACCACAAGAATAGTTACTGTTGAATTGAAAACCCCATTCAACAACATATCCGAATATCCTTTTAGTGTCGGGGAATACGTTTATATTGAGAACACTTTAGTAGAACCTTCTTTAAGGGGCTATAATTCTAGCGCATATGGTTATAGTTCTTTTGAGATACTTGAATCAACTCCAAATATCGGTGGAATTGGGGCGACATTTACTTATAGTCTAGAAGATTATCTTGATGTTGGAGAAAATCCAGGGACAATCGATAATTTTTATACCTCTGGATTTGCAATAGCCGAAAAATATGTGCCAAAATTCTCTATTAAAACTGTACCTAATCAATTTTTTGAAGGAGAAGATTTCGAGTCCAATAAAGGAGCCGCTGGTAAAATAATCTCTTGGTCACCTGATAATAATACTGTTAGGGTATCAACCACTGGTGAAATTGAGGCTAATGATCTTATTTTTGGTAGAAATAGTGGGGCCTATTTAAAGGTACTTGATGTTTATTCGGCAAGTGGATATATTGACATTTCTTCAAATTCAATTGTTGAAAAGGGTTGGAGAGACAAAACAGGATTTTTAAATGATTCACTCCAAAGAATCCATGATAACAATTATTATCAATATTTCTCTTATGATCTAAAGTCCGAAATAGATTATTCTAATTGGTCTGATCTGGTCGATTCACTAAATCATACTGCCGGATTTAAAAAATTTGGAACCCTTTTGGTTAATACAACCAATGAAAACGTAGGTATTAATACCGATCAAAATTTAGGAGATTTTGAAGTAATAAATGATCTATATTCTGTCCTAGATGTCAATTGTGTATCCGATTTTGATCTGGTTACTGAAAATTATTTCTCAGTCGATACTGATCTAAGGTCCAACGAGATTTATTTTAATTCTAGAAGACTGCAAGATTATATCGAATCTATCGGTAATAAAGTATTGTTAATAGACGATATTGCCAATAAATTTGCCCCGGTTGCTCCCATCCAGAATTCGGTGGTTGATAGTTTTAAACTCAATGCAATAAGATTTAAAAAATATGTTGTTCAGATTACTGATAAGTTAGAACCAGAAAACACACATTCTCAATTAATTAATTTGCTCCATAATGATTTTCAAGTCTCAATCAATCAATTTTCTGTAATAGAAACCATTGATGAATTAGGATATTTTGATGCAGAAATAGACAGTTTTGATGTAAATTTACTATTTTATCCATTTGAAACATCAAACAAAATATATTCGGTTAATAGTTTCTCCTTCAATATCAGTGATAGTGATACCAACATAGGAAATATTCAACTTGGAGATACCGTAGATATAAATTCTAATTTTTCAACTGGTATAGGAACTACCACCATTTGCTCAATTTCAACTGATAGGTCTGCAGCAAAGGTCTTGCTTGTGTTCTCGGATAAACAAAATGGAATTTTCTATTCGGATGAAGTAAACTATGTTCATGACGGAACTACCATTGTGTATAATTCTTATGGTGAATTAAACATGGGAAATACTGTTGGCATAGGGACCTATAATTTGTATTATTCGGGTGGGAATATAAATATTGATTTGGCCCCGTTTGAACAGGACAACTTTGTGGTCAATTCAATTGTCATAGATTTTGATAACACGGCCACCACGGTTGATTCACTATTTTTAAGTGGTAATTTGCTAGAATCTACCTATGTCGGGGTGGCCACGACAGGAACTCCTGCAAAATCATTAATTTATTCACATAATACTGATTACACTTCTGGTCTTCACCATTTGGTAATAACCGATACTGATAACAATGTAATCAATTCGGTCGAGGTTTTAGGTATATTAAATATTACAAATCAGGATGTTTATCATGTAAAATTTGGTGACATGAGCACAAAAAATGAATTGGGTGAAATTGACGTTGAATATTCAAATGTTGATGGTAGTTTTGAAATCTATTTTACACCAAATAATGATATTAATTATGAGGTAAGAATTTTTAGTACATTAATTTCAAAATTTAGGAGATCTGAAACAGTAGAGTTATGAGCAATATTTCTTTTTCATCTGGCTATGGCGAATATACTAGCGGAGAATTTTTTAAGTCTGCCGCCTTTGAAATAACTTCTAATGGATTTTATATTTTCTCAAGAGAATTTAGATCTAATTCCCCGAACTTTGTTAATTTAAATGAAGACCATTTTAATTTAACCCAACATAGTTTTGTTACTGGTGAAGAGCTTATTTATGATTATCCTCAAAATGGCATATCGATTCCAATTGGCATCGTAACCACTACAATTTCTGGAGTCTCTACTGATATTCTACCTAGGACTCTTTATGCTGTTAAACAAGACTTCTCCACACTTAAGGTTTCCGCTACAAAGGCAGATGCATTATTACCAAATCCAGTAACTCTGAGTCTAAGAAGCTATGGCACGGGAATTCATAAAATATCTTCTAAAAACCCAAATTTAAATTCTTTAATAACAATAAACAATATTATTCAAGATCCAATAATTTCCACGTCCACAACCACATCAACGGCCCAGTCTATTGTTGAAAGCGATCTTTCTGTCACAGTTGAAGACCCCGATGAATTAACCGGAGGAGACCTTATTCAAATCAATAACGAAATTATGAGGGTTCTTTCTGTTGGAATTGGAACCACTAATAATGTTTTTATTGAACGATTTATACTTGGAACAAATGCGGGTATCCATAGTCAAAATTCCTTAGTCACGAAGGTTCGGGGAAATTATAATATCGTAGAAAACTTTATTCATTTTTCTGTTTCTCCTTATGGTAATAGTTTTGATCCTGAAAGTGGTTTAACTAATTCTTCTACTTTCAGTGGAAGGGTGTTTTTAAGATCCGGAAAAGAAGGCACGACTATCGGTCCTTATGACAAAAACTTTATTTTTGATTACATTTCTGAATCATTTACCGGTAAAAATTCTACTTTTACTTTAAAGAACAAAACAAATAATGTCGTAGGTATTTCTACCGATAACGCAATTGTGACCATAAATGATGTTTTCCAGGTCCCATCAAGACTGTCTGGAAATGTAATAAACGGCGCATACACATTAACCGAAAATGTTGGAATAAGCTCTATTGTTTTCACTGGCATTTCTACTTTTCCTGATTACGACGTTAATATCTCAGAATACCCAAGAGGAGGTATCATTCTTTCTGTTGGGGCAACAGAAGGTTTTGGTTATCAACCATTAATTTCTGCTGGAGGAACCGCCATAGTATCAACCGCCGGAACTATTCAATCAATATCAATTGGCTATAGCGGTTCTGGTTATAGGTCAGGAATTCAGACCGTCAATGTTGGTGTTGGTTATAGTGATGTTATTGGTTTTGACCTAGAGCAAATAGGAACAGCATCAATATCAAATGGTATTATTGTTGGGGTTAGCATAACAAATCCTGGTTCTGGATATACAAATACAAATCCACCAAATGTTTACTTTGATGCACCCCTTTCTTATGACAACCTTCCTCTGATCTATTCTGGTGGTTCTTCTGGCGTGGGCACCGGGGCAAAAATTAGTGTTGTAGTGGGCCAGGGATCTAGCGTGATAAATTTTGAACTCACAAATCTAGGTTTTGGTTATGAAGAAGGGGAGGTGTTAACCGTACCTATTGGAGGAACTACTGGTATTCCTACAACATCTGATTTTAGGCAATTTCAAATACAAGTAGGTTCTGTTTTTGATGATGATTCAAGTGTCAGAACAATAGGTCAACTTGTCATTTTAGATCCAATTGATTCATTATTTGATGGTAAAAGAAAATCATTTCCATTAAAATTAAATGGAGAACAAACAGCTATTTTGAGTAGAGTTGGTTCGGATCTTAATGTGGAAAATAATTTACTGATTTTTATTGACACTGTTCTACAGGTTCCAGCCGAGGCTTATAGTTTTAGAGGCGGAAGCATTATAACATTCAAGGAGGCTCCTGTGGCTGGATCAAAATCAACCATTCTTTTCTATTCTGGAACCGAGGGAGTTGATACAAAATTAACCAATGTTTTAAAAACGGTTAAAATTGGGGATTATTTACAGATTTTTGATAACACAGATAGAATTGATGATCAAAATCCAAGATCAGTATCTGATATTTTGTCTGTAGACATCGTAAAAACAAATCTATATGATAAACAAGGTATTTCTGATCAAGACGAAATAAGACCCGTAAAATGGTGTCCTCAAAATGTTGACAGATTTATTACTGGATCTGGATCGACAACTAGTACAATTGTATCAAAAGACAGAGAAATTTATGAATCGGTAATTAGACCATCAACATTTGTTATTTCTGGAATTGGCAGTACGTCTAGTGAGATATTTGTAGATAATGTAAAAACATTTTTTGATAATGTCAATGAATCTCTTGTTGTTAATAACATCAGCATAATCTCACAAATACCCCAATCACAAGCAAATCTGATTGCAAATGTATCATTGGCCGGAACAATACAATCTGTTCAAATCGAGTCTGTCGGTCAAGGGTATCTTGTCCCACCAAAAATAGGCATCTCAAATCCGGTTGGTCTAGGGACAACTGCAGTATTAACTTGTGCCTTAAATTCTTCTGGTGGAATTTCTACTGTGACTATTGTTAATGCCGGAATCGGTTACACAGGGCCACAACCTTTAGTAATTGTAGAAGAACCAAGGCAAATTATAGAAACCGCTTCTGATGTATCTTATGAAGGAGATTTTGGAATTATTGTAGGGGTGGGAACAACAACAGTAGGGGCATATTTTGACCTCTTTATTGAAGAGGATTCTTATTTAAGAGACCCTTCAATCAATTCAGTCGGTGCCGCAATAACCGGTCCTAGTGGAATCTCTACTAATTATTATTTCTACGTTTCAAACAGTAATGTTGGAAATGGTCTGACTTCTTTGAACATTTTGGATCAACCAATTGGAATTGGAACAACATTTATTGACAATGTTTATCAGGTGAATTCATGGAATATTATTCAAAGAAATATAGTCGGGGTCGGAACAACTTTCGTTAAGAGAGTTAATGTCAAGGTGGGAGATAATTCTTCTCTTGTAGGACTTTCGGCCACTGCATATTATGGTGATTATAGTTGGGGTAGAATTTATAATGTGATTAAAACGGGAATTTCTACCTTCCAGGCATATTCTCCTGGAATCACCACATCCACTATAATTCAAAGAAGTGTCCCTCTAAAATTTGTAAATTATCTAAACTAAATACTATTAAAAATACAAATGGCCGCAATCATAACCGATAATTTAAGAATATCTAGGGCAAGACAGTTTGTTTCTGCTGCGTCTTCTTCAAATTATTATAGCTTTATTGGTTTACCAAACTCCAATGAATATTCATCAGATTGGAATGTTTCCCCAATAGCCCCAAAAGATAGTTTTGATGAAGAATCCTCTTATTGGGACACGATGATTGCCCTTAAAAAGATTCATACGAATGACATAAGACAGGCCATAAGAAAAATAAAATGGGAGAGCGGCATAATTTATGATATGTACCGTCATGATATTACCCGAGATAATATTTCTAGACCATCAAGAGCAACTAGCCTATATTCTTCAAATTATTACGTTGTCAATAGCAATTATCAGGTTTATATCTGCCTTTATAATGGTGTTTCTCCTGAAAACCAAGAGGGTAGACCATCTCAGTTTGAGCCAACTTTTACTGATCTAGAGCCAAGAACCGCCGGAAACGGTTCTGATGGGTATATCTGGAAGTATCTTTATACCTTAAATGCTACCGAAATTATTAAATTTGACAGTACTAATTTTATCCCGGTTCCCCTAAATTGGGGCCAGGATCAACAAACATCCCTGATTAAAAACAATGCCCAGAATAATGGCCAAATAAAAACCTGCACTATAAAAAATCGAGGAAATTATGAAAACGTTTCTACTGTAAGAAACCGTACTTTTAGAAACATCCCCATTAAAGGAGACGGAACCGGGGCCACGGTATCTATCTCATTCAATAATAACTTTCAAGTAGAGAGTATTTTTGTTACTAATGGTGGTAGTAATTATACCTATGGTCGAATTGATTTAAGGGCGGGTGGTATTCTAGCAGCCCAGGTAGAGCCAGTATTTGATGTGATAATCCCACCCAAAGGAGGTCATGGATTTGATATTTACAATGAATTGGGTGCATTTTATGTCTCGGCCTATGCTAGAATAGAAAATGATCTAGAAAATCCTGACTTTATAACCGGCAATGAAATTGCAAGAATCGGTATTGTTGAGAACCCAGAAAAGTTTAATTCAACCGATCTTTTAACCGTAGACAAGGCAAGTGCCCTTTCGGCCATAAAATTAGTCGGTATAACAAATCAAAATGATTATAACTCGGCCTCTTTCTCACCAGATTCTTTTATAACCCAGACAGTAGGTGCTGGTGTGACCGCTGTTGGTAGAGTAATTTCTTATGATAAAAATACTGGAGTATTAAAGTATTGGCAAGATAGAACCTTAGTAGGGTTTGCCACAACTGGCGCCCAAAATTCTCCTACTTATGGATTTAATCTTGAGAAATTCACTTCGTCACCTGAAACTGGTGGAAGCCTTACTATTTCTGGTGGTAGTATCAATTTAAACATTGATGTTTCTTTTGGTTCTACTGAATCACCAGGTATAACTACAGTGATAAATAATAGGACGTATAAGTTAGGTCAACCATTTGTCAATGGGGTTTCTAATCCAGAAGTAAAGAAATATTCTGGAAACGTCATTT